GGAGGTAAATTTTTAGATGAAAAAAATGATGATGAAATTAAAAGAAACGAAGGCAAAAGCTTTTACACTGGTAGAAATGAGGGATAGTAAAATTATTGATTTTTTTAAGAAAATAAAGAAAATAGCACACCCTTATTGAAATGAGGGATAGTAAAACTCTCTCTATATCCTCCACTTGATGACAATGCTATCAGCTGTGACTTGTACTTTCTTGATTAAGGCTCTAACTATGTCTCTTTGAGCCTCATAGTCCATCTTTAAGATGTCTCCTTTATTCAAAGATTGCTTGATAGTGTTTTTAGTTTCCTCTTGCTTGAGTGCTGGGTCATCCTCTAGCTCTTTTTCTAGCAAGGCTCTCATATTTAGAAACTCAGCAGATTTTGCTTGTAATTCTTCCAGGGTAATTCTGTCATCTATGTACAGGTCATTAAGTCTACTGATTTTTTTAGTCAATTCTTGTATTTGCCTATGATAGCTCTCACGGTCAATAGCCTCTTTTTGGTTGTCTGAAAAGATTTCATCTAAATAATCGGTGTCATGTTGTAGCTTATTGACCTCTTGCAAGACAAAAGCCTCAAGGTCATCCTTGTAGTAAAAACCTGAGTCACACTTTTTGTTATCATTGTAGGTGGTGACTCCCTTTATTTTTCTAGGGTGCCTTTGATGACATTCATATTTTATAAATCTAGTGCCATCTTTTCTAATCACGCCCATCAAGATTTTTAGGGGCGCTAGACAGTAACCACATTGGACGATACCTGAGAGCATATACTTTGACTGGAATGGTCTAGGGTTGACATTTTCAGCTGCAGTCCTTTGCCTGATTTTGAGCTCTTTTTGGGTTTTATCATAGACCTCTTTTGTGATAATAGGCTCATGATTGCCCTTATAGATTTCTCCTAAATATTGATTATATCCACAGTAGACAGGGTTGTCTAAAATCGTCCTGACTGCTCTATAATTCCACGGTATCGGTTTAGGGTATTGCTCATTGAGGTCATCTCTTAATTTAGTGATTGACCTACCTGATAGATAGCTCTCAAAGATGAATTTAATAACTAGTGACTGGGCTGGATTGATGGTCACTGTGCCAGTCTCTTTGTGATAGTCATAGCCATATGAGGTCTTAGTCCACATCATGGATTTTCCAGATTTAGCACGGCCTAGCTTACCCAGTTGCATTCTTTCCTTGATTTGCTCCCTCTCTAGCTGAGCGAAGACGCTCAAAAGTCCTATCATAGCTTTGCCAAAAGGCGTAGAGGTGTCAAAATTCTCTTGTAAGCTCAGAAATTCAATCCCATTCTTGATGAATACATCCTCAATTAGGAATAGTGTATCTTTCTGACTACGGCTAAGACGGTCTAGCTTATAGACTAGCACAGTATCAAATTTTTTCTTGTTAGCGTCTTTGATAAGACTCTCTAGCGCTGGTCTTTCAGTATTAGAGCCTGAAAAACCTCCATCAGTATAGACCTTGTAGACAGTCCAGTCCTTAATTTTACAGTAAGCCTCTAGCTTATCTATCTGCTCATCTATAGAGTACCCCTCCTCAGCCTGATTGGTAGTGGATACTCTGACATAGATAGCCACTTTATTTGTTGATTTCATTGATTTTGTACCCCCTTTTTGATAAAATAGGGTATAGAAAAGAGGGCTTTTTAATGCCTATCTTTCTATACATCATGCCTCATGCTCAGAGTCGCCAAACTTTGTGAGCGTGAGGTCTTTTTTTATTTAACTTTTACTTCCATCTCTCCACTTAATTTCTGAGAGACAAGTGAGTCACCATCATCCGTCTTGATGTGTAACATTGGATATAAATTAAAATCAACTCCATTGATACCAGCCCAAACATTAAAAGCCTCATGCTCTTTTGTTTTCAAGCCATCAGCAAATGCTTGTAGGTCTGCTTTAGGGTAGTGCTTATACTCATTTGGAACTTTCACATATAAGATGGTGTCTTTGTTATAAAAAGTATATGTAGAAATATCAACCCCTTTATCAGTCAAATCTTTCTTAAAGTAGTCAATAAAGTCAGCCATCTGCTCTGCTGAAATCCGTGGCAGTTTATCATTAGTTTTAGAGCTTGCCTCTGTGGTTTCCGTAGTGTCTTTTTTCTCCTCTTTAACCTCACTTGTTGAGGCTTGAGTAGTAACTTTAGGTGTTTCAGGCATTTCTGTCTTAGGCGCTAGTCCTAGAGCTTGCAGAATAAAACCAAGTACAGCTAGGACTAAAAATCCACCTACAAATAATTTTAATTTTTTCATTATGTTTTCTCCTTTTTTATGGTTTATAGATTTCTACGACTTCTCCGATTGTACGGATGTCATCATTTTCTGTGAGTGGTATTTCCTCATAAGCATTATTTAAACTTTGAAGATACCATAACCCATTATAGTCTCTTTTAAGTTTTTTAACAAAGTTTTTACCGTTTACTTGGAAAATACCAATAGAATTAACCTCTACCTGACTAGCAACTTTGATAAATAATAAGTCATTATCTTCTATCAAAGGCTCCATAGAGTCCCCAGCTACTTTAGCGATAGTGTCATAACTCTCAGGCACATCATCAGCTCTGAGTTTGACTTCCATGTGTAAATTATCCTCTTGAAATGCTCCATAACCTGCAGCTACTAACCCCTCAACATAAGCTGTGACAAAATCATCCTGAGGCTTTTCAAAAATAGATAGAGGGGTATCATTCTCTTGTTCTTCAAGTTGAGTCTGAGCATAATACAAGACTTTTTCTTGTCTATCCCTTGAAAGTTTACTATATACAGGCAAAATTTCAGCTTGTTCTAAATCAATGCCGTTAAAATAATCTAATGGCACATCAAAGAAATCAGCAAGGATTTTGACAGATGAGAGTCTAGGCTCCTCCTTGTTGTTTTCCCATTTTGAAATTCTACCCTTGTTAAAATTGATAGTGTCAGGATATTCTTTATTAAGAGTATCAGCTAACTCCTCAAGAGTTAGATTATGGCTTTTTCTAAGCTCTTTTATTTTATTTCCTATCATAGTTGTTGCTCCTTTTCTATAGATATAATACCATAAAAGTTGCGAAAACACAAATATTTTTAAAAAAAATAAAAAAAGTTGTTGACAACGAAAAAATAAAGGTGTATACTAAAATCATCAAGGTTGCGAAAACGCAACAAAAAAAGAAAGGAGATGTCTATGGCAGGTGTATTGGAATTAGATAAACCATACCATAATTTAAAAGGTATCATTGTCTCAAAAGGATTGAAACAGAATGATATTGCTGATAAGTTAGGGATGGATAAGTCAACATTGAGTGTAAAGCTCAACCGATACAAAGGGCGAGATTTTACATTCTCAGAGGCAAGCAAGCTGGCAGAATTGCTAGGTATCAAGATGGAGGATTTCTAGCAGTATTTTTTTACTCTAAAAGTTGCGAAAACAACAACAAAGAAAGGAGCAAATATGAATGAACTTATTGAGATTACACTAAATGACAATCATGAGCCAGTAGTGTCAGGTAGACAACTACATGAGGCTTTAGGAGTCAACTCAAACTACACTACATGGTTTGACCGTATGACTGACTATGGTTTCACGCTCAATCAAGACTATGTTTTGCTTTCCAATTTTGGAAACCAAACAGGGCGAGGAGGTCATAACAGAGTAGACCACATCATCAAGCTAGACATGGCCAAAGAAATTGCCATGATACAGCGAACGGAACGAGGCAAACAAGTCAGACAATACTTTATACAAGTTGAGAAAGATTTCAATAGCCCTGAAAAAATCATGGCAAGAGCCTTGCTCATGGCTGACAAGAAAGTCCATCAGCTAGAGGCTAAGATTGAGGCTGACCGTCCTAAGGTACTATTTGCTGAGGCAGTCAGTGCTAGTCACACATCTATCCTAGTTGGAGAGCTTGCTAAGCTACTCAAACAGAATGGAGTAGATATGGGAGCTAATCGCTTATTTAATTGGCTTAGAGCTCATGGCTATCTCATTAAACGCAATGGGCGTGACTGGAATATGCCAACACAAAAAAGCGTAGAGATGGGGCTCATACGAGTCAAAGAAACCAGTATCACACACGCTGACGGGCACATCACAGTTAGCAAGACACCACTTGTCACTGGCAAAGGTCAACAGTACTTTATCAACAAGTTTCTAAACCAGGAATACTTAACAGGATAATAAAAAGCCCCTCTGGGACGGTAACTCCATTGAGGGACTCAGAAAAAATACTTATAAGGTAATTATATCATGAAATCAATAAAAAAGAAATGGGAGCCACGGATAATAAATATTATGGCAGATGGTTCTCAAGTTGACAATCTGTCAGGGTACATTATTCCTGCAGGTCATTCATACTATGACATTATCAGTAAACACTTAAAGAAAGGAGCTTAAATATGAGGTATGCAGTACATCATAAGAAACACCCACGAAAATTACACATCTATCAATAATGCTTTCACTCAAGATAAACAACTAAAACCAGCCACGATAGGGATATTAGCTGTAATATTGACCAACAAAGCTGACTGGGTAGTCTATCCTGAGGAAATTGCAAAGCGTTTGGGAATTAGTAGGCGTACTGTAGATGAACATTTTAAGCTCTTAGAAAAAACTGGATACCTCAGGACTTACCGATTAGGTCACGGTAGAGGCAAAGGGGTCACGGTTCATAGATTTTTTTCAGATGTGCCAATCTCAGATACCTACTTTGAATATTTGAAAGAGAACTTAGAGAGGGAGTTATCCACAGATAAGGGGATGACTTAAAAAATACAGTTGGAAAATATTGCCATGTGTAAAATTGCCATGTGTAAAATTGCCATGTGTAAAATTGCCCTCTAATAAATACTAACTATATAACAAGTACTAACTTAATAATAAGTACTAATTAAACAACAAACTACTACTACTAATAAATAAAAGAAAGAGAGTAAAAATCATGACTGATAAAGAACTCATCAAACAACAACAGGAAAAGATTGAACGTATCGAACAGCTACAAAAAGACTTACATAAAATGTCTATGTTTGGATTGTTGACAGTAAATTTTTTAGAACTAGATGACGAACTAGAAACCCCACTAAAGGCTATCCATGATGTCTCACATGCAATCAAGGATGTATTAGATGGAATGAGCCCTCAAGAGGCTATTAAGAAAAACATGACAGAAATTGATGATGAGGAGTAAGAAAATGTGGAATAAATTAAAAGACTTTTTTGGACTAGATGAAATCTTGGCAGATGAGCCACTCCAGGAACTAAAGCAAGAAAATGAAAATCTAAATGACAACCTGATTAGCGTGAGAACTCTACAAATTGAACTTAAAAAATGCAAAGAGGAAATCAGACAGAAAAACGACTTACTAAATGAGTTGTCTACTGAAAATATTAGACTTGCTCAAGGTCTTAAAAATAGCTCTGAAATCATCTACGAGCAGGAAAAACTAATCAATGTCTTACAGGATATTTATAACAATGGAGGCAAGTGATGGACAGAGGGCTTTTTGGTACTTTTGACTATGACAGAGATTACTTACAACCTCAAGAGCCTCAGAATGAGCTTGACCCAGCTGATTATGTATTCAGCGCTGGTCAATGGATTTATGTAGGAGATTGTTAGCCTATGAATAGAGAGCACTATGAGGACAATGCCTATTGGAGAAAAAGACACCTTAGAACTTGCTATGAGTTAGGCGCTATTATTGATGAGCAACAAGATAAAATAGTAGCCCTTGTAAAGAAAAATAGACGCTTAGAGCGTGAGAATTGGAATTTAAAACATAATAGAGGTAAGAGAAGATGACAAATAATCAAATGACAACACAAACAAAGCGTGACATCTCAGTAGACACTAGCGCCTGGACTTTTCAAGACATCAAACGATATTTTGACCCCCAAAATTTACTGACTGAGAAACAAGTAGGACAAGCCTTGTCTCTTATCAAGGGGCGCAATTTGAACCCATTAGCCAATGAGGTCTATATCGTAGCATACAAGACCAAAACAGGGGGGACAGAATTTAGTCTCATTGTGTCAAAAGAGGCTTTCTTAAAACGTGCAGCGCAAAATCCAAACTATGAGGGGTTTGAGGCTGGAGTGGTCACTGTAGATGATGAGGGTGTCATGCACGAACGAAAAGGCGCAATCATGCTCCCTGGGGATACTCTTGTCGGTGGATGGGCTAGAGTCTATCGAAAAAATTTCAAGGTACCTGTGGAAATCTTTGTCAGCCGTGAGGAATATGACAAGAAAAAAAGCACATGGAATAGCATGCCAGCTACCATGATTAGAAAAACAGCCCTAGTAAATGCTCTTAGAGAGGCTTTCCCTGAGGATTTAGGAAATATGTACACAGAGGATGATGGAGGGGAAACTTTTGACCGTATCAAAGATGTTACGCCTCAAGTGCCTCAAGAAAGCCGTGAGGATGTAGTAGCACGCAAAATGGCTCAGATTGAACAATTCAACAGAGAGCAAGAGGTAAGCTATGTAGTGCCTGAGATGGAGCAAGAGGCACCTCATGAACCAGTCCAAGGCGAGCTACTAGATGATAATGAGCTTGAATTTTAGAAAAAAGGAGGAGCAACATGCAAGAATTACAAGTAAAAATCACACAGGCACAGGTTGAAATCATTGACCGTGAGAAATTTGAGCAAAATATCAATGAGGTAGTGACTAAATATCAAAATTACACGGTCACAGCCTCTACTATCAAGGATGATAAGCAAGTGCTTGCTAATCTAAGGAAATTAGATAAACAAGTCTCTGATGAACGTATCCGAAATAAGAAACTACTATCTGAACCTGCTGATGAGTTTGATAAATACATCAAGCAAGCTATCCAGCCACTAAAAGACATCATTGAAAAGATTGATGTAGATGTCAAAGAGTTTGAGAACCATCAAAAAATGGTCAGACTAGACACGGTCAAGGCCTATCTAGCAAACAAGTCAGCTGAGTACATGCTAGACCCTAGAGTCTTTGATGAAAAGGCTACAGAATACATCAAGGCTAGTGATTTCATGGCTGATGGGATGACACTCAAAAAAGCAACCATGAAAAGCCTTGATGACATGGTTACATTTGAATTTCAGAAACAGCAAGAGCTTGAGAAATCTAAATCAGCTATCTCAGGCCTCTGCGCTGAGTATGGGATGACTGACTCTCCTTATATTCGTATGTTACGAGACTTGACCCTTGCTGAGGTTTTTGAACAAATTAAGGCTGATTATGAGTTTGAAAAGCAAAAAGAAGAACTCAGACAAGCTCAAGAAAGAGCAGAGCAAGCTAGTCAGCCAAAATCAACAGAGACACCAAAATTTGACCCAGAGACAGGCGAAATCTTGGACGGTGGGGAATTATCCCAAAATGAGCCAAACGCTCTCAGAGAGGCTAAGAATGACTCAAAACGATATACCCAAAAAATGACTTTAGAGGTGTATTTTGTAGACACAGCTGATAAAGACCGTTTTAAGGCTACACTAGAACAAGCAGGATTTGTAGTCAAGCATAATTACAAGGTTAGTGGTTATCAACGTATCGAACTTTTGACACAGGATGAGCTCAATGAGCAGAATGGATGGTAAATATGGAAATCAAGAAAGTATCTGATAGCATTTATATCTACTCAGATGGAAAGAGATTGCAAGTTATCCATGATTTAGGAGATGAGTTTATTTTAGATTTCAAGATAGAGCAAGATGATGTATGGAACCTTGATGGTCAAGTTGTAGAAATTATTAATACGATTGAGCCTATATTTAAAGTTTGTGGTTTTTGCTCAAAAGCTGGAGAGGGTATGCACAGATTAAGATGGGCTATCCTACAATTTGAGGAATTTGAACGCTATATCAAAGCCAATCATGATGACCTGGTTGAATGGTTGGAAAATCTAGGGAGGAAAGTAAATGATTAACAATGTCACTTTGATTGGGAGGTTGGTAGCGCCTCCTGAGTTAAAGAAAACGCCTAATAATGTATCAGTATTGCAGGGCACACTTGCAGTCAATCGCAATTTCAAGAATGAAAATGGAGACCGTGAGGCTGATTTTATCAATTTCCAAGCGTGGATAGGCACAGCTGACATCATTGCTCAGTATTGCAACAAAGGCTCACTAATCGGACTCACAGGGCGTATACAAGTGAGGTCTTATGAAAAAGATGGTCAGCGTAGATATGTGACTGAGGTAGTCGCTGAGAGTGTCACTCTGTTAGAGAGCCGTAACAAACAACAAGAACAGGCTCCAGCTAAACCTAGCAACAACTACACAGGAAATAACAGCCCATTCAGTCAGCCTGCTGACCCATTCAGTATCTCTGATGATGATTTGCCATTTTAGGGGGTATCAATGTCAGATAGAAAAATGACTGTCTGGGCGTTATTCGATAGTGGGAATGGCAGCTATACAAAAGGCGTAAACACCTTGAATAGTTCGGGGGGGGCTAACATTGACATCTATCCAATAGGGATAGATATAGAAAACAAGAACAATCATTTTATAAATTTGAACCTTGCTGACTATGGGCGCTTGTTTGGAGACAACACACTTTTTGACGAACTTGACAAGTTGCCAAAACCTGACTTGATTATAGCAAGCCCTCCATGTGAGAGTTGGTCAAATGCAAGCGCTATAGCAAACGGAAACGCTTGTTGGAAACAAGAGGATTTGTCTGATAGCCTTTTCACACCACAAAAAGAGCCTAGCATGTTTACTATCAGAAACGCCTCTGACTATGAGCAAGCATACAACAACTACAAGTATGACCGCCAATTTATGAAAAGGGTAAACGGAGAGCTTTGCGCTTTCAATACCATTGAGCTCATCAAACGGTATAACCCTAAATATTTCATCATAGAAAACCCAGCAAGTGGGCGATTGTGGAGATACATTGAGGAGGTCATGGATTTTAAACTGCCATATCTCAACCCCACACGATATAACAACTATGACTACCCTATACAAAAACCCACAAAATTTGCTAGTAATCTTGATTTAGGTCTTAAAAATGACATTATCAAGCAAGACATAGAGTGGGGAAAATTCTCTAAGTCATATAATGAACGGTCAAACATTCCACAAAACCTAGTAATAGAGATTTTTACTAAGGTTTACAATGAATTTTTACAGGAGAAACAACGTTAAGATGAAATTAACACTTAACATTGAGCCTAAACCACAATCAAGGCCAAGATTTGCAAGACGTGGAAATTTTACCACGACTTATGAAGATAAGAGCATGAAAGCATGGCGCAATCATTGCCAACTGCTCATTGCTAATCAGTACATGGGTCAGTCTATGCTTGAGGGCGCTTTGAGGGCACGGCTTAGATTTTATATCAAGCCTCCTCAGTACCTCTCTAAGATTAAGAAATATCATCAAGCTCTCATTGATGAGGTTATACCAGTAGACAAAAAGCCTGATATAGATAACTATGAGAAAGCTCTTTATGATAGCATGTCAGGGATTGTCTTTAAAGATGATGGACAGATAGCTTTGCATGATGTAGGCAAATTTTACAGCCTAAATCCTAGGATAGAGGTAGAAATTGAGGAGATAAAATGGAATGGCTAACAGATAATATAGACCACCCCATTATATGTATTGTGTTTTTCTTGGCTGGGCTTATTTTAGGCAATATAGAACCATTCAAGAAACCACCTGAAACTAGCAAACAACCCATAATAATTTATAAGGTTGATAATGCTGGTTCAGGAATACATGGGAAAATCAGTGATAAAGAAATCATAGAGGGGCGCTACACTGTCACGGTGCCCTCTTTAGGGAAATTCTTAGTGACCAAGGAACAATATGAGAGTATCAGAGTAGGTGATGACATGCCTACATATTTGAAATAGAGGAGCAAGATGATGGACTACGAGCAAAGATTAAATGATAATCAGCGTAAACGTTTTGCATTCATGCTAAAGCAAAAACGAAAAGATAAAAAATTATCACAAGCAAAATTAGGCGACATCTTAGGATACGCTCAATCAGATATTTTTAAATGGGAAACATGTAAGGCAAGACCTAACTTTTATCAAGTAGAAGATGTAGCGACATACTTTAATCTTCCTATGAATGTTTTTTAGGAGAGGAGTAAGGAGGTGGAGTAGTGGCAACATTTGAAATTTTCTTATCTAAAAACGACCTTGAATATATCGCAAACGGACATGATATAAAAATAAAAATAAGTCATGGTAGAGGTTCAAGAATAAATGGAATTATTTTGAAACGTGATTTGGTAAATGATACCATGAACCCTTTGATAAATCATAAATATAAACTGATTGACACAGAACAGAAAAATCTTGCTAATAGTTTTATGGGAGGTGCAAGATGACGCCAAAATTTAGAGCGTGGCATAATGAACTTGGCAGAATGATGTCAATATCAGATATGTGGTTCAATGTTGATTCGTTAGGAGAAATTGGATTGAATGACGCAGTCATGAATGATTATATTACAGTATCTCCTGATGAAATCAAACTCATGCAGTCAACAGGACTCAAAGACAAAAACGGTAAGGAAATCTTTGAAGGGGATATACTCGGTACAAAAGATGGTTTGTTAAACGGAATTATCGAATACAGAGAAGATTTAGGAATGTTTGTAAATAGCTTGATTCGATACAATAATTTTGAACGATTGTGTAATGTGGCTAACGATAGAGAAATCATCGGAAACATTCACGAAAATCCAGAATTGTTGGAGGTGGAAGAATGAACCAACTGAAAAAAGATTTTATTTTAGCTATCAATAATTTAAAAATTGATATTATAAACAACTCAGATAAGCTAGATAGCTATGAGCTAGGAAATATCAAGAGCCATGCAAGGGATTTATATGAGAGCCTTGTATGGTTGCAGTGTATGGCAGAGGAGGCAGGAAAATGAGACCTAAAAAATATCCGTATTCAGGGAGCAAAATAAATAAAGTGACTACAACAGGAATAGGAGCTAGAGAGCTTGTAGTTTTTCCTAATGTGGCTTTTAGAAAAGACTTGCTCAAGCACGTTTTTTCAGTCGTCAAAGTACATGACAACACTACAATTATTTATTTTAGAGTCCCAAAAGTATTTGGATACGAGGAGGAAAAAGCTAAAGTAAATCTCAGCTATGATAAAACTATAAAAATTTTAAATAAGGCAAACTAAAGGAGAGGTAGAGAGTGAGCAGAGCTAAAGAACTCTTGACAGAGCTACAGTGCTTGGACATGGACATCCAGAGCCGTATAGATGAAATCAATGAGCTTGAGGCCGGCCTACTCTCAAGCCCTAAATGGACTGATGTAAAAGTCCAAAGTGGCCAAGTTAGAAAAATTGATGATGTATATGCTCAACTTATTACTATGAAACAAGAGATTGAGCGTGATGTCAAAGAAATCATAGACAGAAAGCTAGAGCTAAGCAGGCTAATCAATAAGCTATCAAATCCAAAGTATAGGACGGTATTAAGGATGACATACATCAATAAGATGTATGTAGATGACATCTGTGACAAGATGGAAATTAGTAGGACTACTTTCTATACATGGAGAGGCTTAGCTATTAATGAGTTAAATGATTTACTAAATCGGACTAAATCGGACTAATAAGGTTAAAATTTGTTAGCACAGTTTTTAAAATCTGATAAAATGATAGTGTCAAATGCTGAAAAGGTTTGATATTATCTCCTTATGTTTTCGAGGCTACGGCCTCTTATGGTAGTGGTAAAGGTTACGGTGAACCTCTAAAAATGTTGCTCCTACGGTTTGCCTCTGGTTCAATTCCAGGCACTATCTTAATGACTACGAAAATAAAAAAACAAATGTAGTATCTATCAGTTGCAGGGTAGTAGTCGCCTTGCATTTTGAGGGAATATAGCTCAGTTGGTAGAGCGCCTAGTTGAAGCCTAGGAGGTCACTGGTTCAATTCCAGTTGTTCCCATTGTATCTCTGTGAGTAGCTATCACAATAGGGGTATAGGGCGGTAATTAGATTTAGGCTGATTAACCTGTAGGACAGAGATAAAGTAGCGCTATATAAAGGCTCTGGTGGGGGAGGCACCCACTTACCGCATACAGTCACTCAATGAGTGGCTTTTTATTTTTACCAATTAAACAAAGCAGGGAGGAGGGCATGGCTAATAGTGAACTAGCGAGAAAAGATTATCAAAAAGGTATGAAGTATAAAGACATTGCTGACAAGTATAATGTCTCTATCAATACTGTTAAATCTTGGCAACGTAGACATGGATGGACACGAAATAAAAAGGGTGCACCCAGAAAGTCAAGAGGTGCACCTATTGGGAATAAGAACGCAGTAGGACATGGAGCGCCTAAAGGTAACTCAAATGCTGTCACACATGGTCTAAGGAGACGCTTTCTCCCTGAGGGTCTATCTGAGATTATAGAGGAAGTTAAGAGTATGAGTCCTATTGACATCCTTTGGGAAAATATCACGCTTACTTATGCAACCTTATTACATGCTCAGCGTATTTTGTATGTGCAAGATATTGATGACACTACTACCATGCTTATTGCAAGCACGGCAAAAGGTAGTGAGAATTATGAGGTTCATACATCATGGGATAAGCAAAGTAGAGCCATCACAGCGATAGCAAGAGCTCAGGCTGAACTCAGAGGCATGATAAAGACTTATGATGAGCTTACACGCTCTCCACTGGTCACAGAGGAGCAACGTTTGAGGATTGATAACCTCAAGGCACAGTTAGGCTCTAATGATGAGGATGATACAGTCATAACTGGATTTACATTTGATAGGAGTGAGTACGATGGTAACACTGAACCTAGCCAAATTGATTAACCCAGTATTTGATGATGTCCTATACACTGATAAGAGCCATGTAGTGCTCAAGGGTGGCCGTGCCTCTACTAAGTCATCAGTGGTCTCTATTGATCTTGTCAATGACTTTATCAATGACCCTAATGGGAATGTGGTAGTTTTACGCAAAGTAGGCAAGTACTTGAGAATGTCAGTATATGAGCAGATTAGATGGGCTATCTATGAGATGGGTTTAGCTAACCAGTTTAAGTTTGGGAAATCTCCCTTACAGATAACTCATATCAAGACAGGTACAGCTTTTTATTTCTACGGTGTAGATGACCCTATGAAACTCAAGTCGCAGAAAATAGCTAAAGGCTATGTCATGGCCGTATGGTTTGAGGAGCTTGCTGAGTTTGCCGGCCGTGAGGATATTGACATAGTTGAGGATACTTTCATCCGTCAAGAGCTCCCAAACGGCAAAGAGGTTAAAGTCTATTTCACTTACAACCCCCCTAGAAATCCCTATGACTGGATAAATGAGTGGGTAGCTGAGAAAGCTAGCGACCCAACATATATGATCCATCATAGCACCTACCTTGATGATAGGCTAGGCTTTCTATCTAGGCAGATGATTGAGAAGATAGAACGCTATAAAGAGACTGACCCTGACTATTACAGGTGGATGTATCTAGGCGAGGTAATCGGTTTAGGTAATCATGTTTATAACATGAGCTATTTTAAACCACTAGAGAGCCTCCCTACTGATGATAAGCTAATAGGCATATCATTTGCCATGGATACTGGACACCAACAGTCAGCAACAACCTGTGGAGCTTATGGGCTTACAGCAAAAGGCAAGGTCATCCTATTAGATACTTTCTACTATAGTCCAGCTGGCAAGACCATCAAAAAGGCACCTAGTGAGCTATCTGTCATGATACATGATTTTATAGACAAGGTCATGAAACAGTACAGAGTACCTAAACTCAAGATGACTATAGATAGTGCGGAGGGAGCTTTGAGAAACCAATATTTCAGAGATTATGGAGAACGCTGGCACCCAGTTGCTAAGAAGAAAAACCAGACCATGATTGACATGGTTATCAGTTTATTAGCTGAGGGGCGCTTTTATTATCTTGATACCGAAAATAACAGGGTATTCATTGAGGAGCATAAGATGTACCGATATGATGACAAGACCATCAATAGTGATGACCCTAAAGTCATCAAAGAGGATGACCACACGGTAGATGGTTTCAAGTATTTTGTCCTAGATAACGCTAGAGAGTTAAATCTAAAAGCCTAAAAGGAGCTAGTAATGGGAATAGTCCAAACAATTAAAGATATTTTTAAAAGGAGTAAATATGTGATGACTACTCAAAACCTAACATACATCACTGACCATCCGAAAATAGCAGTGTCATCAGCAGAGTATGACCGTATTAGGGAAAATATTAAGTATTTTTCAGGCCATTACCCTCAAGTAGAGTACAGAGATAGTAATGGGGCTAAAAATAAAAGAGATTTCAACCATTTACCTATTGGCCGTACAGCTGCTAAGAAAATTGCAAGCCTTGTATTTAATGAACAGGCTGAAATTAAGGTAGATGATGAGCAAGCTAATAAATTTATTCAACAACAGCTACAAGATGACCGATTTACAAAGAATTTTGAGCGATACCTTGAGAGCTGTTTGGCTCTTGGTGGCCTTGCTATGAGGCCTTATGTGGATGGTGAGCGTGTAAGAGTGTCATTTATTCAAGCGCCTGTCTTTTTGCCACTGCAAAGCAACACTCAGGATGTGTCTAGTGCTGCAATCGTGACAAAGACAATCAAAGCTGATGGAAATAAACAGAGATATTACACGCTGATTGAATTTCATGAGTGGTCAAATGACAAATACACGGTATCAAATGAGCTATACAGGTCTGATAATCAGAATGCAATAGGTTCAAGAGTGCCACTGTCAGAGATTTATGAGGATTTAGAGGAAGTTGTAGAGTTAAATGGCTTGAGCCGTCCACTATTCACTTATCTAAAACCTCCAGGTATGAATAACAAAGACATCAATAGTCCTCTTGGTCTATCTATCTTTGATAACGCTAAAACTACAATAGACTTTCTTAATACAACTTATGATGAGTTCATGTGGGAGGTCAAGATGGGTCAGCGTAGGGTGGCAGTACCTAGCCAAATGATTAAAACAGAATATAATCAAGATGGCGAGAATGTCGTGGTCAAGCGTGAGTTTGAGGCTGGTCACAATGTCTATGAGCAATTTGACTCTGGTGACATTGATAAGGGCATAGGTATCACAGACCTTACTACACCAATCAGGTCAGATGACTACATCAAGGCTATTAACGAGGGCTTAGCTCTTTTTGAAATGCAGATTGGCGTATCAGCTGGCATGTTTAGCTTTGATGGCAAGTCAATGAAAACAGCCACAGAGATTGTCTCTGAGAACTCTGACACATATCAGATGAGGAATAGTATTGTCTCACTGGTTGAGCAATCGCTAAAAGAGCTCATTGTCTCAATGTTAGAACTTGCCAAGGGTTATAAGCTATACTCAGGTGAAATCCCTGAGATGGACAAAATCAGCATTAACCTTGATGATGGTGTCTTTACTGACAGAAATGCTGAACTAGACTACTGGATAAAAGTAGTCAATGCTGGTTTTGGTACTGATACAATGGCTATTGAAAAAGTCCTAAACGTGACACCTGAGAAAGCCAAAAAGATTAAGGCTGAGATTGATGGCAATGTCATTGATGATGTAAATGATGAGCGTAGCTCTGAGGATGTAGGAGTCTATGGAGAATGAAAGTATTAAAACAAATTTTAAGAAGATTTAAGCAAAAAATAATGTCATCTGTAGGTATTGAAAGCCCCTCACTAGAACAAGCAAAGCTAGTAAAGGAGATAGTGGAGGCTGTCCATGAAAGACAAAAAGAAACCAATCAAGCTAAATGAACAGCAATTAATGCTTGACGCTAGTAGAGTTGCTGACATTTACCATCAGCTAACTCTTGACCTTTTTGACCAGGTTATAGACAGACTCAAAGAGCGTGGCTCTGCTAGTCTTGATGATAACCCTTATATCTGGCAACTTGAAAAAATGAATGAGATGGGCTTACTTAATGATGATAATGTCAATCTTATCTCAGAGCGCTCAGGAATTGCTGAGGAACAGCTCAGGTATGTCATACAAAATGAGGGTTATAAGGTCTATAAAGACACTAAAGAGCAATTACTTGAGTCTATGGGTGGAGATTTTACCGATAACTCACTCATCCAGACCAATCTAGCTGCTTATGTCAATCAGACCATGGGAGATATAGACAACCTCATCAACACCACTCTACCAATGAGTGTCAGAAAGGTATATCAGTCTATTGTTGAGGAGAGTGTAGCCAAAGTGGTCACAGGTCTCACCACATCAGATAAAGCTATCTCTGATACAGTCATGAAGTGGGCTGAAAAGGGTTTTTATGGCTTTACTGATAGCCAAGGTAAGAGGTGGAAAGCTGACACGTATGCTAGGCAGGTTATTAAATCCACAGCTTGGAGGGTCTACCGTGAGGTCAGAATGGCTCCAGCTGAGGAATTAGGTATAGATACCTTTTACTACCACAAAAAGGCCACAGCAAGAGAGATGTGCGCTCCTTTGCAACATCAGATAGTAACTACTGGAGTTGCTAGAGAAGTAAATGGAGAGCGTGTCTTAGCTCTAGCTGACTATGGCTACGGCCATCCTGCTGGATGTCAGGGTATAAATTGCACCCATGAGATGACACCATACATCCCAGGAGTCAACTACAAGCCTGATTTGCCTGATCATTTGAAAGACTTAACGCCTGAGGAGGCTATAGCAAATGCAAACGTACAGGCTAAACAGAGAGCTCTGGAGAGGTCTATCAGGAAGTCTAAGGAGCTTTTGCATGTCGCAGAAAAGTTAGGAGATAGTGAGCTAATATCTAAGTATAAGAGCAAGGTCAGGATGAAACAGGGAGCCATGAGAGGTTTTTTGAGTCAACACCCTTACTTGCATAGAGATTATGCCAGAGAGAAATACTACAATGACCCATTTACTCAAGCTAAAAAAGAGATTAAGGTCAGAAAAGAACTTGAAAAGCTGGAGAAACACAGAGCAGAACAAAAAGAAATGCGAAAACGTTTCACAAACGCTGTGAAAGATGGTATAATTAAGGCAGAAATCAACGAACAAAAACAAGCGACTCATATTAAAGGAACTAATGAGTGGCTTACGAGGATTGAAAATGAATTAGCTAATGGTAATAAGATTGAGCCAAGCTATTTGACAATATCAATGGATGAGGCTGCTGAGCTTATTAAACGTTATTCAGGAACAGGTAAATTCTTGTATAAAGCAAATCCTGACTACATCCCTAAAAAAGAGGTTATAAAACATAATCGCAAGATTGGCATGTATATTGACCAACGAACAGGCGAGATATTTGAAACTGACACCTTTAGGATACACTATAGAAAGACAGGGGCACACATTGTCCCAACGTATGGAGGCGAGCTATGAAATTATGGACTTTTTTAAGACAAAACGTGAAACTTGTGCTTAAAGACGGCTCAATTATTTCAGGTTTTGTCCAAGAGTACTGTAACAAAGATGACAATGATGAGGAAATTGACTCAATCGGCTTGGATGTTGATGGTACTCTTTATGAGTATTTTGAGGATGAAATTCTTAGTATTTCAGTAGCTTAGCGCTTAGAACAATCTAGGCGCTTTTTTTATACAATAAACCACTATAAACCTATGGGAGGCCATCAGGTTTTTATTTTGCCCTGGAGCATGGCGTAAAACTGTCTTAATTTGTCCATGTGACGTAAAAAGGAGGATTAAGACATGAGTCTTAAACGTGAAATGTTAGTTGAGGCGGGTATTGAGGATAAGTCAGTGATTGACAATATCATGCAAGCGTACGGTGCAGGTATTGAAAACGCAAAATCACAGGCCAAATCTGAGCTACAAGCTGAAAATGATACATTAAAGCAACAACTTGAGCAACAGACTCAAGCTATCCAAGACTTACAAGCCAAAGAGGGTGCTAGTGAGGAAAGCAAGCAACAGCTTGAACAACTCAAGGCACAATTTGAGCAGTATAAGCTGGATAGTGAGGCAAACCTTGCTCAGGTAACCAAAACCAATGCTATTGCACTAGCTTTGAAAGATGTAGGTGCTTATAATTCTGATGATTTGATGAAATTCATCAACCTAGACAGTATTGAACTAGGAGAAGATGGCAAGCCTCAACTTGAGGACACAATCAACTCACTCAGAGAGTCAAGCCCTTACCTTTTCCAATCGGTGCAAGAGCAACCAACCCCTAACATCTCTGTCCCAGGCAATCCATCAGCAAGTAATGCAGATGATGGCCTAAGTGCAGAGGACAAAGCCCTATTTGCTGGCTTTGATAGCGTATAACCAAAAGAAAAGAGGAAAAATATAAATGGCAGTAAACTACGCAGAAAAATTTAGTCATAAAGTAGATGAGCGCTTTACAAGAGAGGCTCTTACTACTAGCACTATCAACCAAGATTTTGACTTTATTGACGCTGAGACAGTCAAGGTCTACACAGTCGCTACATCAGCAATGAATGACTACCAGACTACGGGTCAAAATCGTTACGGTACAGCTGACGAGCTTGGAAATTCAGTTCAAACTATGACACTTTCTAAAGACCGTTCTTTCACATTCACGATTGACAAGAAATCTTTACAAGGAACAAATGGAGCCATGGCAGAGGGCAAGGCTCTAGCCCGTCAAATTTCAGAGGTAGTCATCCCTGAGGTTGATAAGTACCGTCTATCAGCAATGGTTTCAGGCGCTGATACTGGACATGTTGCAACAGGTGCAGTCACTAAAACTAATGCTTATGAGCTAGTGCTTGAGGGACAATCTAAGTTGTCAGATGCTCTAGTTCCTGTGGCTGGTCGTATCTTGCATGTATCTCCTAAATTCTACAAGTTGATTAAACTTGATGACACATTCATCAAAAATTCAGACCTTGGACAAGAAATCACTATCAAGGGTCAAGTGGGTATGATTGATGGTATGCCAGTAGTATTGACACCATCTACATATATGCCTACAGGTGTTGAGTTTATTATCGCTCACCCAGCAGCTACTACATCACCTGTTAAGTTGGAAGATTATAAAATCCACGACAACCCACCAGGTATCAACGGTAAACTTGTTGAGGGTCGTATCCGTTATGACGCTTTCGTTTTGGACGCTAAGAAAAAGGCTATCTATGTCCACAAAACAGCCTAAGGAGGTAATCAATGGCTAATGATAACACAGTAGAGGAAGTAGTAGATGTTAAAACTGATGTCACTTTGACTAAGGATGGGGTATCATTTACCCTGTCTGACCCTATCATGGTATCAGCTTTTGAAAACAATGGCTATAAAGTGGAGGAATAAACTAAATGGCTCAGTTTAAAGCAACAAGTAATGTTGTTTTTTATGTCAATGGCAAAGAGCAAAGCTATGACAAGGATGTAGTGTATGACATGGATGTCAAAGTAGCTGAGAGTTTAAATGCTCAAGGAAAACAGTCACATCCTGAGTTGAGCCCATTCTTTGAGCCAGTTGACGAAAAAGAAGAAACCAAAGAGGCAGGTAAGTAATACCACCTCTTTTTTATTGGAGGTGATTACTATAGCTTATTTGACACAAGATGAGTTTAATGAGTTAGGATTTGATGAAGTAGATGACTTTGAAAAATTATTGACAAAGGCAGAGGTAGCTATCAATCTCTTTCTTAATAATCTTTATGATTTTGTTGATTTTGAAACTGAAATCAAGTTTAGAAAGAAAGCTGTCAAACTTGCTACGGCTTACCAAGTGGCATATTTAGACGCTAGTGGTATTGCTACAGCTGATGACAGACAGTCAGCCTCAACAGTGATATTAGGCAGGACTCATATAAGCTATCAGGGAGGCTCAAAACAAGCCTTTGAAAGCTCTAGGTATAATCTATCACTTGACTCCTTAAACGTGCTAAAAGCAGCAGGTTTTGGGTATAGAGGAGTAGGATATGATAGAGATTGATAAGCGCTTATTGATTGATACTGTAACAATCAAAAAAGATACTGGCGAAAAAGACGGATGGGGAAAAGTAATATTAGAGAGCCCAGTGACCCTTAAACATGTCAGATTTGATAGACAGTATCAAGTGCAAGGCACCAAAAACAGCCGTAAAGAGTCCAAACCTAGTACCTTATTTGTGTACCCTAAACATTGTCCTATTACCTTAGATGATACCTTTAAAAATGCCATCATCAATGATGGTGAGCGTGAGTATAGAGTTACTGCTATATTGCCTATTAGTTATCCACATAAACAAAAAATATTTTGTTACGAGGTTGAGTGTATCTGATGGGAACTAGTGTATCTGTCAAGATTGACCTCAAAGGGATTGAAAATAAGGTATCTCCAACAGCCTTAGCAAAAGGGAAACTGGCCATAGCTAACCAAATGCTAACAGACATGAGCCCTTTTGTTCCTAGAAAAAGTGGCGACCTCAGTGGAAGTGGCCAAGCTACTAAAGATGGGGTCAGGTACCCTGGGCCTTATGCCAGAGCCCAATTTTACGGCTCTAGCTACAACAAGGCTAGGGTTTTTTATTTCAAAAAATACACCACACCTGGAACAGGTAAGCGCTGGGATTTGAAAGCTACAGCGTTACACCTTAAAGACTGGGAGAGAGTAGGAATAAAAGCAATGGGAGTAAAAGCATGAATAACAATGATTTTTCCGAAGTCCTCAGAGACTTTATCAACACACTAAACCTCTCTCTTACTTGTAGACTTGACTATTTAGCAGAGAAAGAGGATTTAGTCCTATATCCTTTGCCAGGTGGCAAAATTTTAAAAGAGTACATGGACGGAAAGCAAGACATCAGCCTTATTTTTGAGGTGGCTATCAAGACACTTGACCATCAAAGAACAAGCTCTATTTTGTGGACTATCAATCATGCTCTTGCTAATTTTGATTTAGAACTACCTAGCAAAAATAACTCATATCAATTCAGAGGCCTTGAAGTCTCACAGCCATTCCTTAATGACCGTGATGACCAAGGCTTTTATATTTACATGTTAGATGTAACGGCAGAAATTGAAGTAAATGGAGGAAATTAAATGCCAAAATTAAAAAATGCCAAGCGTAAACACTATGTGGCGCCTTGGTCAGCAGAAAATGCAGCAACAGAGCCAACAGGTGACGCTTGGAAATGGCTTGCAGATGGAGTGACAACCGCTGAGGTTGAGAATGACGAGGAGACAGATGATACAGCTTACTACAATGGTGATGGAACACCTGAAACAGTAGTAAAATCTGTAAAATACGGGTTCTCATTTGAGGGGGACTACATCAAAGAGGATGAGGCTCAAGCTATCATTGCTGGCATGCGCTTTAAAACTGGTGATGGACGTAAATTGTGGTTTAAAGTTGTTGACGCTGATGGTAAAAAGCAATATGTGGGCGTAGCTACAGCCTCTGGTATTAAAATTGGAGGCGGTGAGGCGTCTGAGTTTGAGGGCTTTGAATGTACTATTAGCTGGAACTCAGCACCTAAGGAGTCCGCTGTAATCGGATAACGTGATTTAGGGGGAGTGGTAATGCTCCCCTTTTTATTTTTGATTAAAAAATTAGTAGGAGAAAGAAATAATGGTAGTAATTAAAAAGCGTGATAATGTCATCCCTGTTGAATTTGGAGATTTTACTCTTGAATTTATCGGAAATGACCAAAATATCCACAAAATGGAGAAACTTGGCAAAATCCTCAAAGAGGAGGGCGAAAAAGTAGCCAATGCAGAAGATAACAAAGCATTTGAGGCTCTACAAGACATGGTTAAGAACTCATGGACAGAGTTATTTGACGCTGAGGCTTATCAAAAAGTCTACGATTTCTCAAATGGGTCTACTGTGGACACAATGGCCTACTTACTTGAGACTATCAATGGTGTCATCTCAGAATGGGAGAAACGTAACAATACAGACGCTCTCAAGAAATATTTAGGAGACTAACATGCTAGATTTATCAAGGAAATTGACTGATGAGTTAGTCCTTGGTGATGATGTGTACCCTATGAATATCTCTTTTAACAAGGTCTTGAAAGTCATTGAGCTTATCAATGATGATGAAATTGATGAGATTTATAAGCCCTATCTTGCTTTACAGATTTTTACTGATGTTGATTTCACTCAGGCTCTTACACCTGAGGAGGCCACTGGTATCTTTAAGATGGTTTTTGAGGAGCACATCAGGCTTATTCCAGCTAGAGATACAGCACCAGTGCTAGACCTAGCAGGCAATCCGATTAAGAGCAAGATACGCTCTAGGAGCCAATCAGAGACCAGTGCTAGACTTTTCAGCCTGAAATATGACGCTGAGTATATTTACTCATCATTCATGCAAGCATACGGCATTGACCTCATAGACGCTCAGAATAGTTTGCACTGGAAAAAGTTTAATGCTCTATTAAATGGCCTACCTAGTGATACAAAATTCTCTGAGGTTATCAAGATAAGAGCTTATAAGCCTCAAAAGGGAGATAGTAAGAAGTATAGAGAGAGCATGAAAGAACTTAAAAAAGAGTACGCTCTACCTAAAGATTTTGACTACTAATTAGAAAGGAGGGAATAAATGGCAGATGGTTCAGTAACTATCAAGGTTGACATGGATGGCTCAGGTGCTCAGGCTGGAGTAAGCAAGCTCAAGTCTCTTTTTGGAGGCCTTGAGAGTACAGGGCAAAAAGTAGGCTCTGTATTCAAGTCTGTACTGGGAGCTAATTTGATTGGCTCAGCCTTATCAAGTGGGGTTAGTGCAGTTACTGGAGGCATTCGTGAGATGGCCTCTGAGCTCAATAGCTCACAGAAAGCCTGGAAAACATTTGAGGGGAACCTCCAAGCATTCGGGCGCTCATCTGAGGAAATCAAGGCAGCTAAGACCGAAATGCAGGACTTTGCAACCAAGACCATCTACTCAGCCTCTGACATGGCTAATACTTACTCGCAGCTTGATGCTGTAGGTACAAAAAATGTAGGTAGCTTAGTTAAGGCCTTTGGTGGACTTGCAGCCTCAGCAGAAAACCCAGCACAAGCCATGAAATCATTATCAACTCAGGCAACACAGATGGCAAGTAAGCCAAAAGTAGCTTGGATGGACTTTAAGATTATGATGGAGCAAGCGCCTGCTGGGATGGCTGCAGTCGCAAAAGAGATGGGAATGTCTACGGCTGACCTTGTAAAAGCTGTGCAAGATGGGAAAGTTAAGACTGAGGATTTCTTTGACGCTATGAACAAAGCAGGTAACTCAGACGCTTTCCAAAAAATGGCCACAGAGTTTAAAACTGTAGACCAAGCTATAGATGGGGCAAAAGAGAGCCTCTCTAATAAGCTAATGCCAGCCTTTGACAAACTCAATTCATTTGGAATTAAGGCAGTCAATGCAGTTTCAGACGCTTTGGACAAAATCAATTTTGATAGTTTGGCAGATAAATTAGGGAGCTTACTTGATAGCATTGATATAGATGGATTTATTTCAGGTCTATCCAATGGATTTGCTCAAGCAGGTCAAATGGTCTCTAATTTCTTTGCTATTTTTAATAAAGCTGGCGTATTTGATTACATCTCAGACTCAATCAGAGATATTGTGCTCATAGTACAATATCTTTTTGAGGAGTTGACTAGTGATAGTAATGGTTTTAGTGATGTTTTTGAGGGTATCGCTAATGTAGTGATTTTAGTAAATGTAGCCATTCAAGAGTTAGCTCTTGGCGTTCAATTTGCTTTTGAGGAATTTGCTAATACTGGCGCTATTAAAAATGCTTACAGTGCTTTCAAGGATTTCACAGCTGCAGCTTTAGACCTTGCTGAAAAATTATCAGATGTCATCCCTTGGGATATTATAGGAGCTGCTGTAGGTCATGTAGTAAATGCTATTTCATTAGTTATCAGTTGGATTTCAAAATTATCTCAGTCAATTAGTGGAGATATTTGGAGAGGCTTAGTAGTAGGTATTGGTGGGGCACTTGTTGCTTTCAAAGCGTTTAACTTTTTGCAAGCGTTCAATCCTTTTGGAATATTTAAAACCAATGCCGCAGAGGCAGTCAATGGCGCTACAAATAGTGTCAGACAATCCAAAAGTACTATTACTCAGTTATTTAATGGCTTATCAAATATTATTAAATCTCTAGGCACATCTATCAAGACAGCAGCTGTAGGGATTGGACAAGGTTTGAAAACAGCCCTCTCAGGTTTAGCGCCTGTCATCCGTGCATTCGGAGCAGCACTAAAAACAGCAGGTGTGGCAAATATTCTAGCTTTTGGTGGTGCTATAGCCATTGCAGCTGTAGGAATTGGGGCAAGTGTAGCTATTATAGCTGCAGGGTTTGCTCTATTAGCCACTCAAAGTCAGGGGGTAGTTGCTATCTTGCAAGCTATCGGTGATGTAGTGGTCAGTGTAGGTACAGCTATAGGAACTATCCTAAACATGGCTATCCAAGGCTTAGCTCAAGCTCTTGTAATTGTAGCACCTGTGCTCCCTACCATAGCCTCATCATTTGCAATGATGTCACCAGTTATTTTAGCTGTGGGAGCAGCAGTCAGCTCTATCATCAGCTCATTTAGTGGGTTAGCGCCTGTTATTACAGCGCTAGGCTCAGCTATTAGCCAGGTAGTAACATCTATCAGCTCAGGTATTGCCAATGTAGCTACAGCCATTACCCCTATTGTTGCAATTATTTCAGATACTTTTGTTCAAGTGGTTAGTATTGTCACTGAGGCAGTTGTCCAAATTGTCCAAGCGGTCGCTCCATTTGTGCCAGCGATTACTGAGATGGTGACCTCAACGGCTCCTATTATCCAGTCTCTTATTGAGTCATTTAATAACCTTGTCAATCAAATCAGTCCTATTATTGATAGTTTGACTAATTTAATTAAGACATTTGGTGAGCAAGTTAAGTCTATCCTGGATAGTGCCAAAGGCGTAGTAGAGTCATTTGGTTCAGTTATTAGGAGTGTGCTTGATGGTGTCGCTGGTATCTTTGAAAGCATGGGTAATGCTGCTAAAAATGCTGGAGCAGGCGTGAAATTGATGGCTCAAGGTGTAAAAATGCTAGTAGACCTTAACCTGGGGGATTTAGTTGGAACTTTGGGAGCAACAGCCGTAGGATTGGCAGCAATCGCTAACTCAGGTATCGCTACAGCAGGCTCAGGCTTACAACAGTCAGGGGTAGGATTGAGTTTGATAGCTACATCAGCACAAGCGGCAAGCGTAGCTATGCAAGGCCTACCAACAGTATTGAGTACATTAAGCACAAGTATTAACCAATTACCAAGCGCTTTGACAACAGCAGGGACAGCTATGAGCACATTTGCTACATCAGCAGTGGCCTCATTTGGTGGCTTGTCTGGTGCTGTTTCTGGCATTGCTGTCTTACAAAGTGCCCTTGTTGGTTTATCAAGTGCCTTAGTGGCTACTATGTCAGCTACATCAGCAATGACATCAGGATTTTCTGCAGTGACTGGAGTTATCAGCTCTCTAGGAGGAGTGCTAGGCACAATCCCTAGCCTATTCTCAGCGATTTCAGCCTCAGCCATAACAGCTAACACATCTATCATGCAATTAGCGACATCAGCCCCTACAGTGGCCTCTAGTTTTGCTAACATTTCTAGCTCTGCTGTATCAGCTATGTCTCAGCTTAATTCAGTGATTAGGTCAGCAATGACACAAGCTGTCTCACAAATGAGCTCAAGTATGCAACAGATGACAAACGTAGTAAGACAATCAGCAAGCCAAATGACTCAAGCGGGTCAACAGGCTGGGCGTGGAGTTTCAACAGGTATAACAAATGGCATACGCTCAGGGATTGGCTCAGCTACATCAGCAATGTCATCCATGGTCAACTCTATCCAATCTACAGGGATGAGAGGTGTATCTACTATGCAGTATGTAGGCTCAATGATTGGTCAAGGTCTAGCAAACGGTCTCTATTCTGCTTTGTGGACTGTGACAGCTGCAGCTAATGCCCTTGTCGCTCAAGCTGAAAGAGCTGCAAGAGCTAAGGCAAGGATACACTCGCCATCAAGGCTATTCAGAGACAACGTAGGGCGCTACATTGCTCAAGGTATCGCTGTAGGTATTGAAAAGAACACCTCAGATGTTACTGACAGCTTAGCATACGTTCAAAAAGAGATGTCAGCCTTTAAATTTGGCGCTGAGGACTTGCTTGGACTTGGTAATAATACATTAAGCCAGTCATTAAAAATGAGTCTTGGACTTGCACAAGCTCAGTCTGAAAAGTCTGAGTCAGGAACTAATGCAGAAATTAACAACCAGTACAATTTCAACTACCATGGTAACAAGGTAGATGAGAGTGAGAAACGTGACATACAGCGTCTCATGAAAGAGATGGCATGGTACACAAATAGAGAACAAGAGAGATTAGGAGGTGTTTAATGAGCGCATTTATTAAATTTGATGGCAAGAAATCTAGTGATTTTGGGTTAAAAATTATAAATGATATTGAGTTTAGCTCTACCTCCTATGATGTTGAGACTATTGAGGTGCCAGGGCGTGATGGGGTGCTTTTGAAAGATAATCAAAGGCTTAAACCTGTTAAGCGTGAGTTTCCTATGAAAATCAGCACGATTGAGAGATTATCTACATCAGAGGTAGCTATAAGTGACTGGCTCAATGTCAAGGGATGGAAAGAGTTAGAGCTATCATGGGATACTGATTATATCTATCTTGCCACTTTCATTGAGTCATTTAGCGTCAAGGAATTGCTTAGGAATTTTGGTGAGGTGAAATTAAACTTTTTAATTCACCCCATCAAATTTTTAAAAACAGGGCGCAATGAAATCCCTCTGACAAATGGGATGACACTTAAAAATCTAGGCAATGTGCAATCTAAGCCACTAATTAAGATTAGAGGTAATGGTAATGGTATTTTAACCATCAATGGCTACCAGTTATCACTTGAGAGCGTCCAAAATGAGCTCATAATAGATATGCAAAAACATCTAGTGTATAGTGGCAATCTGTCAGCTTGGGATAAAATCACAAGGAACGGTAAGCACAGAATGCCTCTTTTTGATGTCGGAAATAATAGGATTTCATGGACTGGTAATTTTACCATGACAGCCGTGCCTAATTGGGGGGTTAAACTATGAACCCAGTATTATATAAAGCTGATGAACGCTCATTTAGAACATTTGGGCTGGGTGAGATTTCAGACGCTTATAAGGTCACTGTTACCAGAGAGAGAAATGGTAATTATGACCTATATATCAAATATCCAGTAAATGGCCGTTTTGCCTCTGTGTTTAAAGTGGAGATGAAAATCAAGTCAGACGCTGGAAAGAGAACCAAATGGCAAACCTTTGAGATTAACCGTATAGTCAAGGATAGTAGTGAACATATTGAAATTTATGCCCGTCATATCTCCATGAGAACCTCAGACATTGCCCTGAAACCTATTGTAAGAGCCTCAAATGTTAACGCTGAGGCAGCTCTTAGACTTTGGAAAGAGAGCCTGGTAGGTGATGATGTATTTGATGTTAAATCAGACATCCGAACTTTGGGTAATATCTCATGGGAGGTAGATAAGGTTGGAAGTGCTAGGAAAGCCTTAGGTGGTGTTTCAGGTTCTATCCTTGATGTGTTTGGCGGTGAATATGAGTTTGATAATAACCTCATCATTCTCCATCAGCAGATGGGGCGTAAAGCTCCAACCGTGCTAGAGTACGGGCGTAATCTGCTCAGTGTAGAGGAGGAGAGCCTCCTAGACGGTAATTATACCTCTATTTACCCCTTTGCACGTTACACGCCATCCAGTGATGGGTCAAGTGAGAGGTCGTCAAATGAGGAGTCAAGGGAGGTCTTAGTCACATTGCCTGAGCACATCCTAGATAGTCCTTATTTGAGATTATACGCTCAGAGAAGAATATCTCTGGTAGATTTCTCAAGCAAATTTGATGACAAGCACCCTCCAACGGCTGAGAAATTGAGGTCACTAGGTCAGTCTTACATCAAGACTAACAACATTGGAGCTCCTAAAATCTCTACAGAGGTATCTTATGTAGATTTATCACATACTTTGGACTATCAAGATTTTGGAGTGATGGAGGAAGTTGAGCTCTGTGACATCATCCCTCTCTACTATCCTCAATTTGATATTACTACGACTACTGAGAAAGTAGTCAAGGTAGTCTATGATGTCTACACTGACTCTAATGAGGAGATAACGCTAGGAACTATCGGACAGTCACTGTCATCTAGCATGACTGCAGGAATTGCTGACCGTCTATCAGTGGTTGAGGAGAGACAAGCCTCTATTGAGAGCACTCTACCTCAATATCTCATCAGTGGCACAGGAAATAAGATTTGGCATGTAACACCAGCCAAAAATATTGAGCATAAAATAGGTGATACATGGTTTGAGAAAAATGGCCAGTATCAGCGTATGTATATTTGGAATGGTACCATGTGGGAGAAACGCCTTGACACTGAGGATGTTGACCGTGTTAAGAGAGAGGTAGATAAACAATTTGAGGCCGTCAATACTAAGATGGCTGGAATTGAGGCTAAGCATGACCAGAAAGTCTCTGATTTGCTCAAAAAGTCAAATGCTACTCAAGAATTAGCTGAGGCCTCTAAGAGACTTGCTCAAGAGGCCAAGAATGCCTCTAACTCAACAGGTCAAGAGCTATCACTATACAAGCAAGATAATGAGAGAAATTTGTCTATTTTGAGAACTCAGGCCACTCAAATTGACGGTAAGGCAGTACAGGCTCTAAATAAAGCTAATCAAACAGCCACAGAAACCTCTAACTTAATTGCTAATCTAAGGACTGACCTGAATGGCAAGGTATCTCTTGCTGACTTCCAGGAAGTCAGAGAAACATCTAAGCTCTATGAGCGTATCCTAGGCAGAGATGACTCAAATATCAGCACTAATATAGCAAGGATGGCCTTAACATCAGACTTATTTAATGTTGAGGTAGGCAAGAGATTTAGTAATCTAAATAATCTTTTTTACGCTCCTACAAAAATCCCTAAGTATATCTCATCAGTTGATACTGATAAGCATTTAGAGCGTGTCAGTTGGGGTGACCATGATGGCATTAGAATTAACTACACAGACTCTATGTCTGGATGGTTAGGGGTTCGGTTCCCTCTTACAAAGAAATTTGTAAATAAAGGTGAGGGTCTTGGTTATCGTATTGAAATTGCAGTAGACAAGGTGCCAAAGGATGGCAGAGTTTTAATACAATTACTAGACAATACTACAGGTTTAGGAATGTATTATAACTCTCAAATTTTGCTTAATAAAACTGGTAATCAGGTATGTACGGGGTATTTAGACATCCCAAGAACTGGCGAGCTGAACGAGTACAGCCTTAGATTTACTCTGACAACCCCTGGTAATATCGTTATTCATAAACCTATGATTATTGATAGGCGGTTAATTCCTGAGGAGTTTGTGGACAGTACAGACTACAACAGTGAATACACTAGGACTACAATGTCTATCTTAAAGGATAGTTTTGCAGTCAAGACCCTCAACAGCAATGGTGATGTATTAAGTGCTTTGAACCTTGCAACAGGTGGAGCTAGTTTGCAAGTCGGTAAAAACAAGCTAGTAGTTACACCTGACACTACATTTATTGCTAATGGTACCATCAAGAATGCCATGATAGACGAGTTAGACGCTGGGAAAATCCGAACAGGTAAGCTAGACGCTAACTTAGTCAACGTAATCAACTTAAACGCTAGTAGTATTACCTCAGGGGTTTTGAGTGGTGATAGGATAAACGGTGGCACTATTACAGGTGTAAATATCACTGGAGGGACTTTAACTGGGCATACAAAAATAAAAATAGGCGCTTACGGTTCGTTAGATACATTTAATGGAGGTATGCAAATTAACGTACCTAGAGAATACAACTCCAAAGATGGTGTAGGGCTGCAAATTACAGGCTCATATGGTCGCTCCAACGGTGAGCCTTATGGTGTATTTATCTACAGAGATGAAGACCTTACTCAAGGAACAAAATACACTCGTTATATAAACGAATACTTGTTGACAGTAGGTGGCTATATCAGTGCAGTTGGTATTAACAATTTTCAAATCTTTAACGGGAACTCAGGGGGCTCAAGTACAGCAAATATCGGACACTGGAGTGGGAAAAATGTATTCCTTAGCTTTGGTGGTCGTGCCAATGACATTTGCTACGTTTACAACAACAGAGAGTACAGTCTTTGGGAGGTGATAAATAGAAATTCATCTGATAAACGATTGAAAAAAAATATCACTATTTCAAATCACAAAGCTCTTGATTATGTTAGTCAATTTAAATTTAAAGAATATGATTGGATCGAAGAAGAGAATAGACCACAAAAACCACATACAAATATTGGTTTGATTGCTCAAGAAGTCCAAGAAGTTGACCCTACCCTTGTAGTTGAGAATGGTGATAGTTTAAGTTTGGATAATCTTAAATTGACTAATATAGCATTAAAAGCCATTCAAGAGATTGCTCTTGAGAACAAAAAAATCATAAAACGATTGGAGAATTTAGAAAATGGATAATGAGTTGATTGTCAAAGCATTAAAAGCATCTCTCACTGAGTCAAGTAGCATTTCAACAAATGAAATGCTTGCAAAGAATATTTTAAGTATTCAACTTGAAGAACAAAAAGAAGAAATGCAACAAATTAAAAATGAGCGCGATGAGGCGCTTGCTGACTTGAAAAATATCAAGTTAGGTTTTGAGAAAATCAATGAGATTTTACAATCTGATGAGCAACTCAAAAACCTCTATGAGGAAGTAAAAGCAAGACAAATTGAGAAAGGATAATATTTATGGAATTTAAAGTAATTAGCAAGTATTTGCAAGATAGTAATAGAACTTTTGTAGCTATCCGCCAAGAGGCACCCTACACAGCCTTTGACCGTGTATTGAGTGGAGACCGTACAAATGAGTCTGATAGTGCGTTGATTGAGGCTGTGCTTGGATTGGTAGCCACAGAGTTTAACCCTGCTGAGGGTGTCAAACAGTTGCAAGAAGAATTGAAAATCCAAGAGCAAACTTATGACAAGAAACTTGAAGAAAAAGACAACGCTATTAACGCTGTCAAAGCCATTGCTAACTGGGCTGTGCTTGCAAGAGTGACGGATGTAGATAATCCTCTAAACCCTGTAGTATTCAAGCGTGGTCTTGAATTGGTTGACCTTGCTCAGGTTGGCAAAACCTACCAGCCGCAAGAGATTTTCACGATTGAAAACCCTGAACACGGTGAGCAATTCCAAGAGGGCAAGCGTGTCATGGTGCAAGTGAATGAGCCGTTTACTTATCAAGGTCAGACAGTAAAAGAACTAGCAGACCTTGAGAGAAATGGCAAGTTAGGCATTTGGAAATGGGAACCACCAAAAGAAAATGCTCCAACAACAAGCACAGAGCTAAATACTGAGGCAGTGCCACAATAAGAAAGGGGGGCAAGCGTGACTATATCAGATTTAATAGCACATCTAGCCCCTACTGTTGGTGTTATTGCTACTGGATGGTTTGGGCTTACAGCAAGCAAGTCAGCCAATTTGAATAAGCAGCAATTTAATGAACTCAAAAACGAGTTAGGCACTATTCAACATACAGTAGAGACTGTGCAAGACCTAGGGCACTCAAATAATGAAATGCTTTTAGATGTCAATAAAAAATTGCTGGTACATGATGAGGCTCATCTAGTCACTATGTATTTAAGACTAGAGAGAGACATGACCACAGCTATTAACCGTGGATATACTACAGTACATGAGTCTGATGTCATCCACAAAATGCACAAGAGCTATAAAAATTTAGGTGGGAATGGCTATATAGATAGCCTCTACCAAAAATACAACATTTTAGAAGTGAGGAATTAAAAATGAAAATTAACTGGCTGGTACGCTTTAAGAATAGAGCGTTTGTTATCCGTTTACTACTTGCTATCATCCTACCAATTTTGACCTATTTTGGGTTAAAATTTGAGGACTTGACTAGCTGGGCTGGGGTTTATGAATTGTTTTTGAAATTCTTAGGTAACCCTTACCTTATCGGGCTTTCAATCGTGAGCGCCCTAAATATTGTGCCTGACCCTACTACTGCAGGGCTATCAGATAGCTCAAGAGCTTTGACATATACAGAGCCTAGCCAAGATTAAGCATGGAGAGCCTACTAGGCTCTCTTTTTTATTAGAAAGGAGGGCAAAAATTGGAAAAAATTATCAGCAAAAATATAGAGCTGACAAGCAATATCAGAGGGATTGATAAGCTCCAGCATGAGCTCTACAGTAAAGATAAAGAGATAGCAGAATTTCACTTTATGACAAAAGAGCTCACGGCTGAGAAAGTCATCTGTCTATTTCACTTTAAGGGCACCAATCGCTATAAAGAGGTAGAGGCTACCATAGAGGGCAATAACTTTACAGTCAAATTTGACAATTCTTTGATAATTGCAAGTGAGACAGTAGTAGGGTACATCTATTTTGAAAAGGTTGAAAAATCAGCTGATGTATATGCTTTCTCTTTCCATGTGAAAGTTAGTGAGATTGACAAGGCTACTCAGGCACCTGTCATGGAACAAAAGACAAAGCGTGTCATAGATGTCAATAACATTGTGACAAAGGATGAGCTTGAGAGCTTGCTACCTAAAAGCAATGCCCCTACCACATCCTATGATGACAGTGAGCTAAGGGCTGAACTTGCAAACAAGGCTAATCAGAGTGATGTGACCAGTATTTTGGACGACATCAAGGCTTTAAAGACCAAACCTGACAATGACACTATCTATGATGACAAGCCCCTTGTAGGACGTGTGGAGGCTTTAGAGAATAAGCCAAGTGTGGACACTAGCGATTTAGTCACTAAGTCAGAATTAGATGGCAAAGGGTACTTGACTCAACATCAGAGCTTGGATGACTACGTTAAACACTCAGAGCTACCTGACCCCTACAATGATACTGAGCTCAAGAAACGAGTTGAGACTCTTGAAAACAAAAAAGAGGTAGATACCTCAAAATTTGTGACTGAGGAGGCTCTAGCTGGTAAGGGCTACCTTACTCAACATCAAAATTTAGATGAGTATGCTAAAAAATCAGAAATCCCTCAGCCATACAACGACAGTGGAGTTAAGCAAAGACTTTCTCTTATTGAACAAAAAGAGCCTCAAAGGCTCAATCTTAATGGCAATACTCTTAGTTTATCTGGTGGAGGTGGCAGTGTTGTCTTGCCAAGCGCTCCAGCTAACACAGGTGGACAAGTAAACCAGTACGAAATTCACGGAACTGGTATGCCAAATAGAAAGGTTACTGCTCCAGTCGGTACAACATATGTTGATACCGCTGCAACAAATGGTGCCTTGAAGTGGATAAAACGAACTGGAAATGGTAACGAGGGCTGGGAGGTGTTAACTGGAGACACTGGCTGGCGTACTCTCCCTATTGTATCTAAACTAGGTAACTCTTTCCTGAAAGTAAGGCGAAAAAATGACACTGTCATGTATCAATTCGGTGGGCTAAGCTGGGGTTGGTTCGGTGTTGTGCGTAGAGGTGGTACTGGGTATAGTCCACAGGGTAGCGATAGAGAAAGAAATTGCTATATTTTAGGATTAGGTGGAGTTCCTGTTGGTTTTCGCTCAGAGTCGTCTTTGATTGGCGGAATTTATAACGACAAGGGCACGCCTTATGGGACTTGGTATTTAGGAGGCGCTGGAGATAGTCACATGCTGAGATTTCAGTTTACTGACCCAGTCCCCACTGACAGAGACATTGGGGACATCCGTGTCAGCTCTATCTCTTACTTAACAAGCGACCCGTGGCCAACAACATTACCATAAGAAAGGAATTAAAATGGTAGAAATTATCAATACTAATGTATTTAATGGAATTGCTGGTGCAAGACCTACACATAAACCAAAATATTATATTTTACACAATGACTCTGGCTCCATGACCCCTAAGAGTTATATAGGCTGGTTACGAGAACGCTATAACAACGGACAGTCAGAGCTTGGATTTGCTCACTATTACATTAACCGTGACACCATTGCAAGGGTTGAGAATACCTACAGTGGCACCTGGTCAGCTGCTAACTATGACGCTAACATGAACTCTATCAGCTATGAAGTTTGTCAGCAATATAATGCCTCAGACGCTGAGTTTATTGAAAATGAAAACATGGTTTTGAGACAGATGGCTGAGGATATGACCTATTATGGTGATACTCCGAACTATTCAAACATCAAATTCCATAATGAATTTTCAAGCACATCATGCCCTAAACGTTCTTTAGCTCTACATGGTGGCTATAATGACAGCCTTAGAGACTATGTCATTGCTAAAATCAAGCATTATCAAAGTCTAGGCTCAACCGTTCAGGAAATGCTAGGCGAGGCCAAAGCAGAGGCTGGATGGCACAATAATAGTACTGGATGGTGGTATGTCAATGAAGATGGCACATATCCTACTAATAAATGGCAAGTTATTGATGATGTCTGGTATTTCTTTGATAGCAATGGTTATATGAAAGCTAATACTTGGCACAAACACTCAGATACTAACTGGTACTATTTACTTCCAAATGGTGCTATGGCTATTGGATGGGTGCTAATTGATAATAGCTGGTACTATTTTGACAACCAGGGCGCTATGGTCACAGGATGGGTTAAATACAAAGATACTTGGTACTATCTTGATTATCAAAAAGGCTCAATGGTATCTAATGCCTTTATCCAGTCAGCAGATGGAAAAGGCTGGTACTATCTCAAAGATGACGGGTCACTTTCTGACAAGCCTGAATTTGAGGTAGAGCCTGATGGACTGATTACATTGGCTAAACCTAAAGAGGAAAAATAA